AGTCCTACGGGATCGGGATCGAGAATCGATTCATGGTGCCATCCGAGGTGCAGGCGCTGGAGAACCGTCCACCGTTCACTCCTGAGCAGATGGCCGAGTTCAAGGAGTTGTTCCCGCCAAAGCAACTGATGCCCGCAGGAGGGCCACTATGACATACCTCGACGATCGCCGTGCAGCTCTCGCCGGGAGGAACGTCACCCCTTGCGGAGGTGGCCGTTCGCAACCGTTCGCCTCACAACTGCGGGCGAAAATGGTGGATAAGAACGGTAAACAACTTGTGCAACTCGACGGCTACGCCTCGGTATATGAGGCGCCGTACGAGATGTATGACATGTTCGGGCCTTACACGGAAGTTGTCGACGCCCGTGCTGGCGATAAGACCCTCGCAGCGTCTCCGGATGTGGCGTTCCTGCTGAACCACCGCGGGATGACAATGGCTCGCACTATCAACGGCACCCTGGAACTGTCCAACGACGACACAGGGCTCGCGTCCCGCTCGTGGCTGAACCCGTCCCGTACCGACGTTTCTGACCTCGTCACGGCCATCGACGACGGGCTGATCACGGAAATGTCCTTTGCTTTCACCATCGAACGTGGCCAGTGGTCCCCGGATTACACCGAGTTCCGCATTCTTGAGTTCAACATTGACCGCGGCGACGTGTCGGCTGTGAATTACGGCGCGAACCCGGCGACGTCGATCATGGCGCGGCAGAGAGAAATCCTAGGGCTCCTCGACGGGCTCGAAGGTGCGGCTGCACGTGCCGCCGTGGACCGTCTCACAGCCCGACTGGGTGACGCGAAGGCCGCCGCTGAGCCAACCGGGCGCGGCGTGTCCCTCTTAGCCGCTCAGATCGAAATGGGCGCAGCCTAACCCACCCCTCCTAACCACCCCGACGCCGCCCGGCGATCGGGGATTTCGCGCTGCTCAGCACAAGCGGCAGTCACACCGAAGTGCTTGGCCAATCACAGCCAGCACAGCGAGCGCGGCCAACAGGAAAACCAACCCCTGAAAGGAGACCCGCAAGCATGAAGCTTGAGGATCTGCTCAAGGCCGCACAGGACTCCCTGGACGCGGCACGCAAGGAGCGGGAAGCCATCGCGGCGTCCCAACAGGCCATGCTCGACAAGGCCCAAGCTGAGGGCCGCAGCGCCCTTTCGGTTGATGAGGACGCAGAGTTCTCGAAGCTGTCAGAGCGTAAGAAGGAATTCGACGCCAAGACGATCGCTGAGCGATCAGCCAAGGTCGAATCCATCCGGGCCGAGATCGCCGCCGATGCGGATTACGTCAAGAACTCCCAGGTGCGGACCCCTGGCGTGGAGAAGCCCGCGTATGACCAGGTCGGCCGTGTGGGCCAGGAGAAGCGGACCTACAGCCCGGACACGGACAAGCGGGGGAAGTTGTTCCTCCGCGACGTGGCGTCGGCGTTCCTCGGTGACTTCGAGGCGGGCGACCGGCTCCGCCGGCACCGCTCTGAGGAACTGGTGGAACGCGGAAGCGACTTCCAGCAGCGTGCGGTCGGCACTGGTGCTTTCGCCGGCTTGACTGTCCCTCAGTACCTGACGGACATGGTGGCGAAGAACCCGGCGGCGATGCGTCCGCTGGCTGACATCTGCAACCATCACGACCTGCCGGCCGATGGCATGTCGGTCAACATCTCCCGGATCACCACCGCTACATCGGCTGCTGCCCAGTCATCGGAGAACGCGGCGGTGTCGGAGACCAACATCGACGACACGCTGCTGACTGAGAGCGTGCTGACCGTTGCGGGTCAGCAGACGATGTCACGGCAGTCGATCGACCGCGGTACCGGTACGGAGGAGATCACGCTTGACGATCTAATCCGCCGTTACCATTCGGCGCTCGACTCGAAGCTGATCAACGATGCGACGACTGGTTTGACGAACGTCTCCCAGTCCGTGGCGTACACCGATGCGACACCGACCGCCGCTGAGTTGTGGCCGAAGCTGCTCAACGCTCAGGCCAACCTCGAGGCGGTCATGCTTGATCAGGGCGTCGGCAATGAGTACGCCGTGATGCATTCGCGCCGCTGGGCGTGGCTGCAGTCGCAGGTCGGCACTTCCTGGCCGTTCATTTCACAGCCAGGGGTCCCGACTCAAGCTGGTGGTGTGAACACAGGCGGCGGTTACGGCGACGGTGTTCGGGGTGTGCTACCCAACGGCACCCGTGTCATCGTCGACAACAACATCGGGACAACCCTCGGTGCCGGTACGGAAGACGAGATCTATTTCGTCAATTCCTCCGAGTTGCATCTGTGGGAAGACCCGAACGCCCCGGTGTTCATTCGCGCTGAGCAGCCGTCCGCGGCTTCGCTTGGCGTTCTGCTGGTCGTGTACGGCTACTTCGCTTACTCGTTCCGGCGCTACACCAACGGTCACCAGAAGATCGCTGGTACCGGCCTGATCGCCCCGACCTTCTAGTCGGACCGGCCCCCGCTCGACCAACCCCGGGCGGGGGCCACCCGTCAACCCTGAAGGGACTCAGTCATGGACGAGAGCAGGATCGAAGCGTTGTTGTTCGAGCGTGCGGGTTACCACCGCCGCGGTCTCGCTGACCGCGTCAAGAGTGTCGACGCGGAACTGGAAGCGGCCGGGTACAAACCTGACCGGGAAGACCCGAAGCGCACTACGACTGAATCCAAGCCACGCACGCGACGGGCGTAACCCATGTATGACGTCGGGGACAGCCCCGTCCTCAGCGTCACTGTGCGGGACGCGAATGGCACACCAGCGAACGCGACTACCGTCACCCTGACCATCACTGCCCCTGATGGGTCCGTGGTTGTCAACGGTGTCACGGTCGCAGGCGTCGGGGGGGTGTACAGCTACAGCTCCTACACATCTCCGCTGCCCGGCCGGTACCTCGTCTATTGGGTGGCAACTGGCTCGAACGCGTGTGCGTTCACCGATGTGTTCGTGGTCAACGACACCGCCTCACCTGGCCTTGTTTCGTTGCAGGACGCCAAAGACCACTTGCAGATCACGAGCACCACGTTTGACGAGGAACTACGGCGGATGATCGCCGGGGCCTCCAACGTAATCGAGACACTTGCTGGACCGATCGCTGTGCAGACGTTCACGGATGTGGTGTGCGGGAATGCGACGATCCTTTTAACCCGTCAGCCGGTCGTGTCGATAACGTCGATCACGGGGCAACTCGCGAGCAGCCCCACCATCCTTGTGTCTGATCTGCTGATCAACCCATCCGGGGTTGTGTCACGGGCCAGCAGGGCCGGCTTCTACAACCTGCCCTATACCGTTGTGTATAAGGCCGGTTTCAGTGCCGCCCTCCCGCAACGCTTCGTAGAGGCCACTCTGGTTCAACTCGCGCACATGTGGGAGACGCAACGCGGCGGCTCGGTCACCATCCCGGGTGTCGGTGGCGACGAATCGGATTCGAACTGGCGGGATCAAAGTCATATCGCGCCCAGGGTCCATGAAATCCTCGTCCGTGACCTGAACACAGGGTTCGCCTGATGTTCACGTCGCGGATCTTCCCCGCCTATATTTCGCTTCTCTCCGTGGTCCGCGCCGCGGTCCCCACCACAGTCCCGGTCTATTCCGGTCCCCAAGCAGTGTTCCCAACGGCACGCGAATTTTTCATCATCGGCTGTAACGACCCGTTGGCGTCGGGAATGTCCCTCGCCGTTGAAGGGTCATCCGACTGGGGGGCGCTCGGCGCCCAGTCCCGCACCGAACTTTTCGGTATCAAATGCGTGTACGTGACCTGGAACGGCGACGCCGACGTTGACGCAGCCATGTCCACCGCAGCCGCGACGATCGGGCTTGTCGAGACCGCGTTGCGAGGCAATGTCGACCTGACCCAAAGCTTCGGCCGCAGCGGTTGGGCTGGGCTGTCCATTACCCAAGTACAGGCCACGCAGGACACGGCTGGTGCCGCTCTTCATTGCATGTTCGACATCGTCTGCTCCGCCCGCATCTAACCAACCCATTCGACACCCGCCACACGTGCGGGTTGTTTGTCCTGCCACGACAAGGGAGAACCCGTCATGCAGTTCAAGTTCAAGGGCGACCTGCCCGTCAATGTGGCAGCGCTGAACGGCCTGCTAGTCGAACCCGGCGAAGTCATCGACGTGCCAGATGAACTGGTCGCCACCGATCCCGAATCTCCGTGGCCCGCCCTGTCGTGGGCCGAGTCCCTGTGGGAGCCCGTCAAACCCGCCAAGGCCGCCAAGGCCGCGGCTGAGAACCAGGAGTAACCGATGCCCGCATACTCAAGCGGCCTGTCCGCCCAGTTGATGGTGAAAGCCGAAACCACTGTCGGTACCGCTGTCACCGTCGACACGGCGTACGAGTTCCTGACCGAGTCTTTCCAGCTCAACCCCACCTATTTGGATGGGCAGGGGTTGAAGTCGGGTACCGGATACAAACGGGTCGCCCGGACGGTGCAGTCAGCGTTCGACGTCGACGGCGACTTCAGCCTCGAACACGCCGACCAGGGCCACATGGGGCTGCTGTGGAAGCACGCTCTCGGCTCCTCCGCGACAGCCGCAGTCATCGCGACCACTGCCTATAAGCAGATCCACACCCCCGGTATCAAGACCGGGCTGGGTTTGACTTTGCAGGTTGGCCGGCCGCAGGTCACCTCAGCGACCGTGCAGCCATTCACTTACCGCGGTGTGAAGATCACCGGTTGGGAATTCTCCTGCCAGGACGGCGGATACGCCCAGATCAAGTTCACCTGTGACGGATGGCAGGAAACAACCGCCACGGCACTCGCCGCCGCAACCTACACGGCTGCGGCTGGGCTGTTCTCCTTCGCTGACGCCACAAACTTCAAACTAGGTGGCACCGCAACCACGGCGGCGGGTGAAACAACGATCGCGTCCGGTGTGTCCGTCGCGTCCGTGGTCCGCGGTATCACGATCACCGGCTCGACGCCGATGAAGGATGACCGGCGAGGTCTGGGCAACTCCGGTGTGAAGAAGGAACAACTGGAGAACGCCATCCCCACCATCACCGGGACGTTGGACACCGAATTCACGTCACGCACCGAGTTGTACGACTTGTTCTCGGCGAATACGACCACGGCGTTGCAGCTCGACTTCTCCCATGGCGATGCGGGGTCCAGCAACCCCTACCTGCTGTCGTTCATCTTCCCGGCGTTGAAGTTCAAAAACGCTGATGTGAATGTCACCGGCCCGGACGTGCTGCCGCAGAAGATCGACTTCGAGGCGTACGACGACGGCTCGGGAACCAACCCGGTGATCCAGGTGAAGCTCGTTTCCAAGGACACCACCATCTAGTGGCGTCCTTGCTTGAGTTGCACTTCGAATCGGTTGAGTTGCGCCGCCTGTTCGGGGAGTTGAAAGCGGCTGGCGATGGTCTCCACATCGAACTGCGCCGCGGAATCAAAGAAGCAGGCGACGACGCCAAGAAAGCCGTCCAGGGTGCGGCCGCGTGGTCGACACGGATACCAGGGGCCACGCGCGTATCGACCAGCTTCTCAGCCTCAAGCGCTGGGGCCCGCATCGTGGTCAACGCACGGGCAGCGCCGAACGCCCGGCCCATCAATAACAACGGACGTGGCGGCACATTCCGGCACCCGGTGTTCGGAACGAAGACGTGGGTAAGCCAACCGGCCCGGCCCTTCATGGCCGCTGCGGACGCACCCGGCGTGCAGCAGGCGATGCGGTCCGTCATGGACCGAGTAGCACACCAAGCCGGGTTCAAATAGGGGGAAGCAGTGAAACTGCATTTAAAGATCGATGGCAAGTTGTACGACACCAAGAATGCGCTTTCAAAGCCAAAACTCAACGATCTGCTTGAACTGAAGCAGCAGACCGGCTTGGGCATGAAGACACTCCTCTCCGAAATCATCCGCATGGCATCGCTTCCCGAGCAGGATTCGATCCTGGATGACGTTGAGGCTCTGACGGCTCTCAAAGCACTCGTCTGGCTGGTGCGCCGGGCAGAGGGCGAACTCACCCCGTTCATCGATGCGGGCGAGATCGAGTTGTCCAAGCTTCAAGTTGTCATGGATTTCGAGGAAGACGTTGACGGTGACACGCCCCGCCCTACCGTCGCCCCGGACGTGAACCTGCGCCCGTCCCGGGGCAAAAAAGTGTCGAGCAAGTCGAAGACATTGAGCGGCACGTCCTCGAACACATTGCGCTGATACCGAAAATCTGGCCCTCGATAAACCCCATCAACGTGTGGGAAATGCCCTATGACGCGTGGCTGCTCGGCTGCTTGATTGTCGATCAAATGAAGGAGTAAGTCGTGGCCTCTAAAGACCTGACTTTCAACCTTTTCGGCAAAGACGTATCAGCTTCCCGAGCCTTCCGGGAACTCGCGCGTGAAGCTGATCGGGCCTCGCGCGACATCGACAACAACATGACCGTCGTGAGCAAGAGCGGCGATAAGGCATCCAAGGGCATGGGCGCCCTAGCCACATCGATCGTCGCGCTCGGCCCGGCACTCGTGCCGCTCGCGGGGGTCGCGGTCGGCGCCCTAGCCGGAATCGTCGGTACCGCAGGCACCGCACTACTTGCTTTCGAAGGCATCCGGGACGAGATCAACAAGGGTACGGCTATCGGGAAGATCTACCAGGCGAACCTAGCCGTTCTCAACAAGGAGTTCGTGACCCTCAAGCAGACCGCTGCTAGTGGTGTGTTATCCGGGTTCGAATCGGGCGTAAAGGCGTTGCAGCCGTTATTCCCTTTATTGAACACGGACGTGAAACTGTTCTCTAGTCAACTCGGCGACATCGTCGG